TCAGGCAAAAAACTATGTTTCAGGTTCTACCCAATGGTTAGCAGCAGTTGGTAATTATACTGCTTCCGTAACTGGGACAGTAGCAGGTGGATTGAATATAGTATCGGCATCTACATATAACGCAGTTGGATTTAATGGTAATCAATGGTTGCAGTTTAGTAATAATATGACTGCAAGTATTAGTTCATCTAATTGGCAAGTTTATGCGTATGTTGCTTTCACAAATCAACAAACTGCATCTGCAACTTTTACTCCTGAATTCTTTTCAAAAGGTGGAGGAACAACGCCAGCTTGGAGTTTTGCATATAAAGCATCTGCAAGTGTTTTACCAGGCTATGGATATATAGATGGTGGATATAATGCAAGTATAAGTCCAACAGGTTTAACTACCGATGGTTTAAATTATTATTTTGGTACAGGTGTTTCATATAGTAATACTCAACTATTTGCATATAGTCAAATAGCTGGTGAAATACCAACCTTCACTATTAATGAATTTAATACAGCAGTTGGTAATACTATACTTTACGATGTTAATGATTTGCAAGCAAGCTTTACAGGTTATGCTTCTGCACCATTATTATTTGGTAAAAGTGTAAACACATTTCCGATACAAACAACAAATATAAGCGGTAGTGTAATACGTTTATTTGCATACAATAGAATATTAAGTGCACAAGAAAGAAAAGATAACTGGTATGCTTTATCAGGAGCATATGTAAAATAATTTAAAAAATAACAACTTTTTTAACAACGAATGTTATTAACAATATAAAACAATTAAAAATGAATTCAAAGACCGTATTAAATAAGATAATGACTATGTTAGCATTAACTGATGCAGTAGAATTAACTTATGCAAAATTAAAAGATGGTACAATTGTAGAATCACCAACCTTTGATGTAGGTGAACCATTAGATGTAGTTTCAGAAGATGGAACTAAAACTCCTGCTCCTGATGGAGAACACGAATTATCTTTAAAAGATGAGAGTGGTAATGAGAACTTAATTAAAGTAATCGTTAAGGATGGTAAAATCGCTGAAAGAGAAAATGTAGAATTAGAGACTGTTAAAGTTGAAGAACTACCTCAAGCATCAGGAGATATTCTTAAAGTAAACGAAGTACCTGACCAAAAAAATCAAGTTAAATCTGGAACTCAAATGGCAGAACAAACAGAAGAAGTTGAAGGATTACCTGAAGATACAAATGCTCCAACAAAAGAAGAACCAACTGAAAGTGAAGATGGTGAAATCGAAATCAACTTAGGCGACATGGCTAAGAAGATGGAAGAGATGGCATATAGAATTCAGGAGATGGAAAAGAAGATGATGAAAATGGAAGAAACAATGATGCCTCCGGTTGATTCCGAAGTAACAGAAGAAGTTGCAGGAGTTAAAATGGAAGAAGAAGAGTTACCAAAATTAGATGGTGCTCCTGTTGATGAAGCTAGATTTTCTGCAATCGAAATGAACAAAAAGAATTATGGTAAGAAGGTAGTGGATGCACAATCTTCATTCCTTTCTAAACTATACAAATAAATTATTAACCCCTATTCAAAAGGAAAAACAATGAAAAAAATTCAAAACTTTGCGAATCCAACAATCAGCAATAGTACCTATGCCGGTGAAGCCGCTTCAGGATACATAGCAGCAGCGTTGTTAAGTGCAAACACTTTGGACAAGAAACTTGTAACTATCATGCCAAACGTGAAGTACAAATCTGTAATCCAAAAGTTAGCAGTTGCATCTTTAGTAAACGATGCAAGTTGTGATTTCGTAACAAACACAGGTTCAGTGACAATTTCTGAACAAGTATTAACTCCAAAAGAGTTACAAGTAAACTTACAATTATGTAAGCAAGAGTTCGTAGCATCATGGGAAGCTTTACAATTAGGTTTCTCTGCATTTGATGAAATCCCTAAGAACTTCAATGATTTCTTAATCTCTTATGTTGGTGGAAAAGTTGCAGAAGCAACTGAACAAAACATTTGGCAAGGAACTGCAACTAATGGTTCTTTCCCTGGATTCCAAACTTTATTATCTGCTTCAGTAGCAGCAGGTGGTGCAGGTGCGGTATTACCAGCAAGAAGCACTGGTGGTTCTTCTGATATCGTTTCAGGTTCAATCACTACATCAAACGTATTTTCTAAATTACAATCAGTAGTAGATACAATCCCTGCGACTGTTTATGGTAAGCAAGACTTATTATTGTATGTACCTACTAACGTAGCTAAAGCATACCAAGCAGCAATGGCTGGTGGTGCAGCAGGTGCGAATGGTTGGAATAACAATTACAATGTTGGAGAAAAACCATACAACTTCAATGGTATTGAAATCGTACTTTGCCCAGGTATGAGTGATTCTAAAATCGTAGCAGCACAAAAATCTAACTTGTTCTTCGGTACAGGTTTAATGAGTGACTTCAACGAAACAAGAGTTATCGACATGGCTAACATTGATGGTTCTCAAAATTATAGAGTAATTATGAGATTTACATCAGGTGTTCAGTTCGGTGTTGGTTCTGATATCGTATACTACGGAGCATACTAATATTTAATAACTAATTTAAAACTTAATCAATATGGCTTGTAATTTAAGCGCTGGTAGACAGGAAGTTTGTAAAGAATCAATTGGTGGTATACAAGGTGTATACTTTATCAACTACACAACAGGTTCTTTCGTTTCTGCTTCAGCAATGACGACTGACCCACAAGGTCTAATTACATCGTTACCTGCAAACTCAACTTTATATTATTATCAGTTGAAAGGTACAAGCGCATATACTGAGACTGTTAATACTTCAAGAGAAAATGGTACTACATTCTTTTCACAAGAGTTAGTATTAAACTTAAAGAAATTAACAAACGAAATGAGCACTCAATTAAAATTGATGGCTTATGGTAGACCTCAAGTGATTGTTTGGACTAATAATGGTGATGCATTTTTAGCAGGACAAAAATTAGGAATGGATGTTACCGCAGGTACAATTCAAACTGGAGCGGCATTAGGTGACCTTTATGGTTATTCTATTACTTTGACAGGTACAGAACAATACCCAGCTACATGGATTTCTGGTTCGAATACACAAACAGCATTAACACCAGGTGTGTTAAATGGTTCAACTATCGTATATAGCTAATCAGTATAGCGTTCAAAATATTAATGGGATTATCATTTATTTGGTAATCCCATTTTTTATGCGTATATTTGTTCTAACTATTATTAGATAATTTAGTGTTATTACTAGATAAACAATAGATAAATGCTATCATATCATATATCACAATCAAATGAATACACATTTAGAACAGAACCAACTGCTTCTAATGTATTTACAATGAGTATGCAAGACATGTACACTTTACAAAACCTTACGATGTCTATGTCTGACATTACATTTGAAGGATACGAATCTTATATTTCATTTACAGGAAGTATATCAGGTGCGATTGTAGGTAGTGAATATAGATTAGCATTATATAACCAAGGAGCTAGTGATGCTATATGGCATGGTTCTTTACAATGTTATCAATCATCAAGTGTAGACAAATCAATATACGATAACCAAATACCGCCAGTAATATCACATGCTAGCGAAAACAGATATATAATACTTCAGTAATATGAAAAAACAAGAAAACTTTGCAATTATTAATGTAAATAACAATCAACTTCCTATGATACAGGAAGATACAAAGACTCGTTATACATGGATTCCTTTTGGTGTTTATGGACACGATGATTTCTTTGATTCAGTAACTTTAACTTACAATGTATCTACAACTAATGCTGCATGTATTGAAGGTATTGCTGATTTAATATATGGTAAAGGTATTTACTCAAAAGATGAAACTAAAAATGAAATGTTACAAAAGTTAATTCCACAGGAAGAAACTAAAAGAGTAGCATTTGATTTAAAGTTGTATGGTAATGCAGCTTATCAAGTTTATTGGAACGCTGACCATACTAAAATAGTAAAGATGTATCATGTTCCAGTTCAAACACTTCGTGCAGAGAAAATACACAATCCTAAAATTGAAAACTATTATTATTGTATTGATTGGAATGACCAGAGAAAAATTAAAGATAAAAAGAAAATACCTGCGTTTGGCACTTCTAATGAGAAGATGGAAATACTCTACATTAAGAATTATTCACCAGGTTTATATTACTATTCTTTGCCAGACTGGGTGTCTGCAATGCAATTCGCAATAAGTGAAGGTGAAATCAGTAACTTGCACTTAAATAATATTACTAATGGTTTCTTACCAGCAGTAATGTTAAACTTTAATAATGGTGTACCTGCTCCTGAAGAAAGAGAAACAATTGAAGATTTAGTACAAGCTAAATTTACAGGAACAGATAACGCAGGAAGATTTATGTTATCATTCAACGATGACCCAGCTACTAAACCTACTATTGATGTAATTGATATAACTAATTTACATGAGAAATATCAATATGTTGCAGATTATACACAAGATAGAATATTGGTGGCACATAGAGTAACATCACCTTTATTGTTTGGTATCAGAACACAAAATAATGGTTTCTCTTCACAATCAGAAGAAATGAAAACTGCATTTAGTATTTTACAAACAATGACCATATCTCCATTCCAAAACTTAATATTAAATTCTTTGGATGCAGCATTGACAGAAGGTGGATATGATGGATTTGAATTATACTTTGAACAATTAACTCCATTAGTATTGTTATCACAAACTGCAGAAGAAAC